GCCGCCTCCAACTCCTTTGCACCGAGAATATGGACAAAATCAGGCATGGCTATCCCGGATTCAGGCCTTCAGAGCACAGCAATTGCACTTCGCGGTTCCCCTCGCCGATATTCATCGGGGCGTGGATATTGAAAAGCCGGCCGCCATAGTTAAGCCGCATGGCCGCCACCGCCTTCGGATCCGCGAAGAGCGCTTGATAGCGGGTTTTGACGACATGGGTGATCTCGGTATTAACGGCTTGGGCGGCGAATAACTCCCGGCCGGTCAGCGGTTCAATACTGACCCACAAGGTCGTTACATCTGACCAGGTATTTATCTGCGCACCGAAAGAATCCTGTGTTGTCGCGCGCTGCTGCAGGATGACGCGATTATTTAATTCTCCGGACCGCATTTAAAAAACAGTCATCCGGTATGGATCTAAAAGCCGATCAACAAAAGGAAGCGGCTGTAAGGAGCGCGCCATTTCCTCGTGATTTTCATAAAGAGAGCCAAGGCGAATCAGCATCCAGCTAATCAACCCATCCGGGACAACGCCTAAAAAGTTCGACCCGGTGCCGGCATCGGCCAGATTGATTGCACCGCCGCCCTGGGTTGCGGATAGCTTATAGACGCCAGGCGAAACGACGGTTTGTATGTAATAGTCGGTATTGGGAAGCAATGGCGCCGGTAAGGCGCCGCCGCTATTCGACAATCGTACGACGTCGTTAATCGCGAGCGTTTTCCAGCCAATCACGGCGATGGTATCGGCTGTTGCGTCCGCGGTGAAAAGAACCGCATAGCCGGCATCAAAGGTGACCGAAACCGAGCCGATTTGCGGTAAGTTGATCGGCCATATTTTCCCGAATACCGGCGTAATCCGAGCCGGCTCGGTTGAGGCATCGACCGTATAATCCGCCGCGGGCATGGTTTGCAGTACGCCTGCCGTGTCCAGGTACTGAATTGATACGACCTGAATAAGCGGCGGGTTGGGCAAAAGAATCGCATGCCCCGGAAGGCTGAACGATTTCCCGATCGGGACACCCATTAGGCTTGGCCCTGGGAAGCTATCCAGGACCAACTTCCAGCGCGCCGCGATAATCTGGCGCTGCGTATTGGTCTCCGCGAACTGGCGCGCGGCCGCAACCGAGCGCGCGATCGCCGAATCAGTCGAGGTATCGGTTACACGTAAATGGTTTTTCGCCTCGGTAAGATGGATGGGCTCGGCTGTTGGCCCGGTAATAAGCTGCAGGGGCATCGACGTTAAACTTCATCCGCCGCTTTTCGCCTTTTCTTGCCCTTTGACGGCTCCTGCTCTTCCGATGCCTCTTCTGTTCCCGGGTCCTCCGGCGGCTTTTCTTCTTCGGGATCCGGCACGTCAACTTCCACGGCATTGCCTTTCAGCATCTCACGGCGCGTTTCTTCCGTATCCGGATAAGACTTGTCGGCCTCGTATTTAACAATACCGTTGTCGTAAAAATTAACAATGAATTTAATCCACTTTGCCATTTGGTTTGCTCCTAAAAAATACGCCGGGAAAACTTTCCCCGGCGTACTCTGATTTGGAATTTACTGCTTAGACGTTCTGCACCACGGCGGCCTGATTGAAGGCGGCGGCGTCCTCGAAGCGGGGGAACATACCGAACAATTGCGCGCCAAAAATGCTGGCGGCGGTGCCGATCGTCACCGAGAGAGCGACGAAGGCAAAGCCGCCTTCGGTATCGAGATCGGCAACCTTCATATTAATGAAGGCCTGCTTGTTGTCGCCGGTCGCTTTCACGATTTGGACAAGTGACTTGCCGGTGATGTCTTTGGCGCCGGTGCCAGCGGCATCCGTCGCCTGGCGCAATTTCGCATCCAGCGTAGCCGAGGCGCCCAATACGCCGGTTTCAATCAACGCCATGAGCGCAAGAAAGTTTTTTACCGGAACCCAGGTCGTAACGACGGTGCTCGCGGCAACCGAGGCGGGGTCGAGTGTGGCCAGTACCGCCATATGTTCGGATGGTTTTGCATTTGGTGTCATTGCTGCATCTCCTTTGAGATAAGAAAACCGGGGCTGTTTAAGCCCCGATGGTCAACTTGATTAACGGGCGCCGAGCTGGACGAACGGAGTTAAGTTGGTGCTGCCCTTGGCCGGGGTGATGGAGGCAGCGATCTTCGATTGCCCGTCCACCCGGAAGGTGGTACGGAACGCGGTGGCATCAGCATCGAAATAAAGGTGCATCGATGTCGCGGTCTGCATTCCGCCAGCCTTGGTGATCGTCCGGTAATACTTCAGGTCAAGCAGAATCACGTCGCCTTGCGCCGAGAACGTCTGGGCGTGCTGCGAGATCATGATCGGCCGGCCGAGCAGTGAACCGTACGGGTTGCCTTGGATGCCTGCGCTGGCGGGGATATAGATCGGGTAGTTCCCCAAAGTCAGCGTGAACAATGCCGGCAGAACGTCGTTATTCACGAGCCATACCGACCGCGGATAAGACCCGGCGGGAAGGCGCGCGATCATTTTCGCCAGATTCATGGGCAGCAAGGTCAAGTTGGCTTGACCGGATTCCTTTACGACCGTGATGACCGCGTTGCTGGTTAAGGCACCCGCTGGCTGGCCATTGCCGTTCCCGAACAAGATCGCTTCATTCGTTTTCCAGCGGATCGAGTCAGCCACCTTGTTTGGGAGATAAGAACTCAAGGCATTCGTATCGTCTATTAGTTCGTCGGTCAACGGAACCAGCGCTATTAATTTATGCAGGCGTTGGGTCGTGGTGCCGATCTTGGGCTTAGAGAGCGCCGCCGCCGTGGCTTCCGCTTGCCAGAAAGCACGAATACCATCCGTGCCCCAGGGAGTCGTTTCATCCTTGGGGAATACCATGCTATTACCGCTAAGCTCAACGTCATCCGTCAGAGGCAACAGACTGTCTTCGCCAAGGGACATCATATAAATTTCCTTGGCATAATCGGGCGGGATGGCAAAACCTCCGTCCTGGCCAACGCCTTCACTACCGAACGTGCCCGGTACGGCGGCGCCGATTAATAGACGATCATCGACCGTACCGCCTTGAAGGGACGAGTAATAAACCGCCTTCGCATACTCACCGAAATTATTAAACCCACGTTTTGGATCGTTCTCACGAAGATCGCGGACACTTACAATACGCGAGCTTTCGACCGCCGTTTCCGCATCGATTAACTGTTGCTGGCGGATTGCCATATTTTCGCGGTCAATAGCAGCATTGACTTGCGAAACTTGTCCTTTTTCTCCCATAATAACGTCGAAATTCTTCCCTTCTTCCTCAGTCATGTCTCGATTTTCCTTCGCGGCGCCGTCAGCGATGGCGCGTGCGCTCTCGACAAGCTGCGTTTTGCGAGCCTGTAGCTCGCGCAGTTTCTTGCTCATATTTGACTCCTAAAATGAAAAAAACCGCGAATGCGGGTTTGTTGGATTGGTTGCACTTCACGCCATCGGGCGGGCGCCATAGGCTCATCGGAGCTATGGCGTGCGGGCTTGTGCTTAGCCCAAAATTCTTAGACAGACGGAGCTTTAATCGTATAAAATAGGCACCCTATTGAGGATTCAATCAATATCTAAAAAACTTCATCTGCAATCAGTGATGTGCCGATATTTCCAAATATCAAGATTTACAAATGAAAATCTTTTTAAGTAAGAAATTGCTATTCGATAAGAATGCTTTGGAATCCTACCTATCAAACGAAGTAATAGGATATTTTTCAAACATTGAAAATCAGCATGACACAATCCATATTTATCTATTGGACGATTCCGACCATGCAAAAACTACTTGAAGTTAGATGCTGTTGCCAACCACAAAAACTACTCGGCTGGTTGCCGGGGCCGGATGATGCGCGCAAAGGTATGAAATGTTGTTTTTCGATCAAACCTGCTGGCATGTTGTCCGCATTCTCCGCTGATTTCGTTCCAAAGTTTGACCAACTAACATTATCGATAGCGCAAATTTCTTTGACCGTTTCGGTCGATACGGGTTGTCAAAATGGATACCGTTTAATAATTTCTGAAACCCGATTTCCGATAACTGGGACACCGCTATTTTTCACCAACACATATCCCCGTTCAAACGCTGGCTTAGATGAAGCGATTGTGGAAGCCAGACGCTATATGAACAATAACCCCGGCCATTTAGCATTTAAAGCCGAGGGAGTTAACTTAGATACATTAAGACGAGTATCAGGTTTCAAAGAGTTTTTAACTTAAAGCCTTTAGCTGATTCCGCGCAATCGCCAACCGTGATGTCGGTTTATCCGGGCCAATCTTTTTCAGTTTTCCTAAAATTTCTCCAATACTCGATACGCCATCGACCATTTTTTCCGAAATAGCCTCGGCGGCGCCAAGCACGCGGCCTTGGCCCATGCCGCTTCGAACCTGGGCGATTGGAACGTTGCGGCCTTTGGCCACGCCCTTGGTAAAGGCGGCGTAATATTCATCGACCCGCGCTTGCATGGCGGCACGCGCTTCGTCGGAAAGGGGATTATAGGGGCTGCCCTCGGCCTTATATTTACCGGCGGTAATGAGCGTGACCTTTTCGCCCTTGGTTTCCAGCGCCTTGGACATGTCTTTGTGGGCCGCGAGCACGCCAATCGCCCCAACTTCCCCGCCCTGCTTAACGTAAAATTCGCTCGCGGCCGATCCAATCCAATAAGCGGCGCTCGCGGCTAAACTATCCGCGAAGGCAATGATGGGTTTCTGCGCGCGCGACTGATAAATCTCGTCAGCGAGCTCGCCCACGCCATATACACTACCGCCGGGGCTATCGATATCAATCAGGATGGAGCCAATCGATTCATCCGCGAGCACGGACCGCAAGGCGGCCGTGAACATTTGCGTCGACGTGGAGCCCGGGCCGCTTACGTCATCGACCATATTCCCGCGCTGCGTAATGATGCCGTAGAGGGGAAGCACCGCGATTGATCCGGAAGCCTCAGAGGCATTCGTTTGCTTCCGGCCTTCGACAACGACTTTACTATTGGCGATATCGGCCATAATCTCGGCCGTCGGCGCTTCGTCCGAGGACCACCGCGCCAATACTCCCGAAAAGGCGTGAAGATATTCCGGCATCAATGCCCAGGGCGTTGAAAGAAACTCAGCGATTAGTCGCGCGTGCTTCATAATATAATTTCCTCATGCAGCTATTAACCAAATCATGGCCGCTTCCGCCTCTTCGTCGGAAATTGCGACCGTGGTAACTTTAATTTTCCCGAAGGCTTCCGCGCTTGCGATGCCGCCGGCATCCGTGACGGCGCTGTGCGTTGTTATGGCGGGAAGGCCAAAAGCTTCCGCGCTTGCGATGCCGCCGACGCCTGTAGCCATCGCGCGGGTGGTGATTGCGGGCCGGCCAAAAACCTCCCCGCTTTCAATCCCTCCGGCATCAACAACAGCCGCATGGGTAATGACGGTCGGAAGTCCGAAGGCTTCCGCGCTCGGTATCCCGCCGGCGTTCTTAATGGCGGTGCGCGTCGTTACCGTGGGAAGTCCAAAGACCTCCGCGCTTTCGATCCCGCCGGCGCCAATTACTTTAGCGACGATATTTTTTCTTTTTCTTGCCTTACGTCTTATGCTGATGCCGCCGGCGGCGACATATGGAACAGAACCAGGAAAACTGACCGTTATCAGCCCAAATTGTTCGGCGGTGGAAATGTCACCAGCACCGACTACTTGCGCCGTACCGCCCGTAGTGGTAACGGTTGGGAGACCAAAGGTTTCCTGGCTGGCTATCCCGCCCGCACCAACGACCGGCCATCGGGTAGTAACCGTTGGCTGGCCAAATGCTTCGGCGGAGGAAATACCACCAGCACCGATGACGTTCGCAATTCCTCCGCCACCCTGGTTTGCGAGTAGTAGAGACATTTACACAACAATAAGAGGAATAATCAAAGAGTCAAATACCATCCCTACCAGTCCGCTTGCGCCCACACCTGGGTAACGGTCCAGACGCCAGCCGCCCCGCTATTCACGGAAAGCCCGACGAACTGACCAGCGAGCGCCGAGTTATCGAAGGCAGCACTTGTCGCCTCTACGTGTCCAGTTATATCGTTTGCAAAACCGACGC